GATGAAGCAAAAAACTAATACTTGAAGGCGATTTTGAAGCAAATATTGCTTATTATTGCCTTCACAAATTTAATATGCTTCCATCTGAATTTTTGAAACTTGAACGTAAAGAAAGGGCTTTTATTGTGGCTGCTATTCAAATAAAGATAGAAGAAGACAAAAAAAGAGAAAAGCAGCTAAAAAATATTAAAAAGAAAAGAAGATAGTGGAATGGTTTATAAAGAAACTGTTCCACTTCTTCTTTTATAAAGGTAGGTGAGAACATGGCTACAATTAGAACTGCGATTCAAGTTTATGATGGAATGTCACCAGGGTTGAAAGCCATCACTGATGCACTAAACATTACTATTTCAAGTTTTGAAGCACTTCAAGCTGCTTCCAGTAATGCAATAGATACAAGTAGTATCCAGGCTGCAAGAGAACAATTAAATAAGGCTGAAATTGCCTTTGATGAAATTGAACAAGAAATTAGACAAGCAAACCAGGCACAGCAACAGTTCAATAATGAAATAAGAAATGGTCAAACTGCTGCAAGTGAACTTCATAGTAAATTTATGAAGATTGCTGCAACTGTTGGTGGTGTTTTAGGTGCAAAGCAAATTATTGGCTTATCTGATGAAATAACCCAAACAACAGCAAGACTTAATATGATAAATGATGGACTTCAAACCACTGAACAACTTCAAAATATGATATTCCAATCTGCTCAAAGGTCAAGGGCTTCTTATGCTGATACAGCTGATATTGTTTCAAAGCTTGGGTTGAGGGCTGGGGATGCTTTCAATAATTCTAATCAGGAGATGATAGCATTTGCTGAAACTCTCAACAAGATGTTTGTAATAGCTGGTGCTTCACAACAGGAAATGGCTTCTGCAAGCTTACAATTAACGCAGGCTTTAGGTTCAGGTGTTCTTCGTGGGGAAGAACTTAATGCAGTATTTGAATCAGCACCTAATATTATTCAAACTATTGCGGATTACTTGAAGGTTCCAATTGGTCAAATTCGTGATATGGCAGCAGAAGGTCAAATTACTGCTGATATTGTGAAAAATGCAGTATTAGATGCGGCAGGTAAGGTTGATGAGCAATTTAGGAATATGCCAATGACATTCGGACAAGCCTGGACTATTATTCAAAATAGTTTAATGGAAACATTTTTACCACTTATACAGACAATTGCAAAAGGAGCACAATGGATAGGGGATAATTGGAAAACACTTGAGCCTATATTTTGGGGTTTAACTGCTGCTGTTGGTGCTTATGCTGCAATTACTGCAATTCAAGCTGCTGTAACCTGGCTTTCAGTTGAAGCAAACTGGGCTTTAATTGCTACAATGCTTTCTAATCCTGTTTTATGGATAGCTTTAGCAATAGGTGTTTTAATCGGAATGATTTATAAATGGGTTAAATCAGTTGGTGGACTTGAAATAGCCTGGAAGATTGCCATGAATGGAATCCTGACAGCTTGGGATTGGGTGAAAATAGGATTCTTTACAGGTGTTTATTGGGTACTTGATTTATGGGATAAGCTGAAACTTGGAATCATGAAAACAAGTGTTGCAATTCAAAATTTCATGGGTGATATGAAAGCGGCTGTTCTTTCCATACTTCAAGACATGGTTAATGATGCTATAGGAATAATCAATGACTTTATCAACATTCTGAATAAAATTCCTGGAGTTTCAATTGATACTATTCAGAAAGTAACCTTTGGAACAACAGCACAGATGGAAAATGATGCAGCCAAAAGAGCAAGGGAAGCTGACCTTCAGAACTTTAAAAATGACATTGAAGCTGCTAGGGCTGCAAGAGATGCTGCATTATCACAAATGAAATTAGATGCTATAACTGCAACTGCACAAAGACAAGCTGAAATTAATGCTATGAGAGCAGAAACAGCAGCAAAAGAAGATAATACTGGTTTTTCATTTGATTATGATAATATGATGAATAATATTGCTGATATAGCTGGTAATACTGCAAAAATGGCTGATATAGCTGGTAATACTGCAAAAATGGCTGATATAGCTGGTAATACTGCAAAAATGGCTGATTCAATGGATGCAACTGAAGAAGAATTGAAATATTTGCGGGATATAGCTGAACAAGAAGTAATTAATAGGTTTACTACTGCTGAAATTAAAGTTGAAATGCCGGTTAATGCAAGTATAAATAGTGAACTTGACATTGATGGTATAGTTGCTCATTTAGAAGACAAGGTTTATGAAACAATGGTAATAGCTGCGGAAGGGGTGCATGAATAATGGCTTATAATTTTTATATTGATGGTGTTCAATTGCCAATTGCACCTTCCAAACTTCAAACTAAGATTTCAAACAAAAATAAAACCATCATGCTAATAAATGAAGGTGAAATAAATCTTCTTAAACAACCAGGTTTAACGGAAATTGAATTTGATGTAATTATTCCACAAGTGAATTATCCTTTTGCAACCTATGTAAATGGATTTAAACCTGCATCATATTTCTTGGATAAATTTGAACAGTTAAAAACCAGTATGAAACCATTTCAATTTATTGTATCAAGGGTTTCACCTGGTGGGAAACTTTTATTTGATACAAATATAAAGGTATCACTTGAAGATTATGCCATTACTGAAGATGCAAAAAATGGTTTGGATTTAGTTGTTCAAATTAAATTGAAGCAATATAAAGATTATGGAACAAAAACAGTAGTGGTTAAAACAGTGAGTTTATTCAATCAATCAGCAAGTAAAGTTACAACAGTATCAACCATAAAAACCAGAGAAGTATCAAAACCAATACCTAAAACTTATAAGGTTGTGAAAGGGGACACTCTTTGGGGAATATGTAAAAAATATCTTGGTAATGGTTCAAAATATCCTGAAATAGCAAAACTAAATGGAATTAAGAACCCTAATTTAATTTATCCTGGGCAGGTGATAAGGCTTGAATAATATTGAACTAATCATACAAAATGGTTCAAATATTTATTATCCAGTTGTTGAAGAAAGTATCACCTGGGAAACTGCAAGAAAAGGTGTTCCAGGAATTCTCAACTTTACAGTTGTAAAAGATGAGGTTCTTAATTTCCAAGAAGGTAATGCAGTAAGATTAAAAGTTGATGGTAACAATGCTTTCTATGGATTTGTTTTTAAAAAAGAACGTGATAAAGGGAACACCATCCAGGTAACAGCTTATGACCAACTGCGGTATTTAAAGAATAAAGATACTTATGTTTATACCAATAAAACAGCAAGTGATGTTGTAAAAATGATTGCAGCAGATTTTAAATTAAATGTTGGAACAATTGAAGATACTGAATATATCATTGCTTCCAGGGTTGAGGATAATAAAACCCTGTTTGATATAATTCAAAATGCATTGGATTTGACTTTACAGAATAGAAAAAAGCTTTATGTTTTGTATGATGATTTTGGGAAACTTACTTTGAAGAATGTTGAATCAATGAAATTGAACCTGATGATTGATGATGAAACTGCTGAAAATTATTCTTATATATCATCAATTGACGGTGAAACCTACAACAAAATTAAATTATCCTACGAAAATAAAGAAACCAGTAAACGTGAAATTTATATTTCCCAAGACACAAGTAATATAAACCAGTGGGGGGTTCTTCAATATTTTGAAACTATTGAAGAAACCACTAATGGAAAGGTTAAAGCTGATGCACTGCTTTCACTATATAACCGTAAAACAAGAAATTTGACCATAAAAAATGCTTTTGGTGATGTTCGAGTTAGGGGTGGAAGTAGTATTATTATTAATTTAAATCTTGGGGATGTGATTGTTAAAAATTATATGATTGTTGAAAAGGTCAAACATACATTCAAAAATAATGAACATTTTATGGATTTAACATTAAGGGGTGGTGATTTCATTGCCTAATTTAGTTGAACTAATAAAAATGGTAGCCTTGGATGCAATAAAAGAATCTAAACCAACTGCTATTCTGTTTGGTAAAGTTATAAGCATATCACCACTAAAAATTAATGTTGAACAAAAATTAACATTAACTGAAGCACAATTGATTCTTACTCATAATGTAGTTGATTATGACCTTGAAATGACAGTTGACCATGAAACTGATTATACTGGTGGTGGAACTGGCGATTTAGCATTCGATTCACATAACCATACTTACAAAGGAAAAAAAGTTTTTAAAGTTCATAATGGATTAAAGGTTAATGATGATGTTATTCTTGTTCAAATGCAAAGTGGTCAGAAATTTATTGTTTTAGATAAGGTGGTGAAACTATGATTCCAAGCGTAAATGACAATTTACAGCAAGATTTTGAAATTGAAGAACAACCAACATATACCTACAAATTAAATATTGACAGTGATTCCATAATTGGTTTTACTGATGGTTTAGAAGCCATGAAGCAAGCAATATATTTGATTTTGAACATAGAAAGATATAATTATCTTATTTACTCTTGGAATTATGGAATTGAACTTACTGATTTATTTGGGCAACCAATACCTTTTGTGTTACCTGAATTGAAAAGAAGAATTACTGAAGCATTAACACAAGATGAAAGAATTCAAAGTGTTGATGCTTTTTCTTTTGAAGTAAACAAAGGAAAAATTCATGCGACTTTTACAGTACACACAATATATGGTGATGTTGAAGCAGAAAAGGTGGTGAGTATATAACCATGTATGAAAATATTACTTATGAAGTAATCCTTCAAAGAATGCTTGACAGAGTTCCAAACAATATTGATAAACGGGAAGGTTCAATAATATATAATGCTCTTGCACCTGCTGCGGTAGAACTTCAGAATATGTATATTGAATTTGATGCTATTTTAAATGAAGCTTTTGCTGATACTGCGACAAGGGAATATCTTATCAAGCGGTGTGCTGAAAGAGGTATAATTCCTGAACCAGCAACCAATGCAATTTTAAAAGGTGTATTTAATATTGATGTTCCAATTGGTTCAAGGTTTTCATTAGATGATTTGAATTATGAAGTTATTGAAAAAATTTCAAACGGTGTATTCAAGTTAAAGTGTGAAACTGCCGGAATTGTAGGGAATCAACATTTTGGTTCATTAATTCCAATTGATTATATTGATGGGCTTACATCAGCAGAACTTGTTGAAGTTCTTATCCCTGGAGAAGATGAAGAAAAAACGGAAGATTTAAGAAAAAGATATTTCAACAGCTTTAGTTCACAGGCTTTTGGCGGAAACATTGCTGATTATAAAGAAAAAACAAATGCAATTCCAGGTGTTGGCGGTGTTAAAGTTTACCCAACGCCAAATGGGGTTGGTGGTACTGTAAAACTTGTCATTATTGATTCAACCTTTGGTGTGCCAAGTTCAACCCTTTTAAATACTGTTCAAACTATAATTGACCCTATTCCAAACCAGGGAAAAGGGATTGGTATTGCACCAATAGGACATGTGGTAACTGTTGAAGGTGTTACTGCAACAACGGTTAATATATCAACAAACATCACATACCAAGAAGGCTGGACTTGGGCTGATGTTGAACCCTATGTTCATGAAGCAATTGATATTTATTTCCTTGAACTTGCCAAAAGTTGGGCTAATGAAGAAAACCTAATTGTTAGAATTAGTCAAATTGAAACAAGGCTTTTGAATGTTGCTGGTATTATTGATATTGCTGATACAACCATAAATGGTTTGGCGCAAAACCTTATCCTTGATTCTGATAGTATTCCAGTTAGGGGTGAGGTCATTGGATAGGAATTTAATTGACTATCTTCCCCAAGTATTAAAAGAAGTCAGAGAATTGAAATTAATTTTTCAAAGTGAACAAATTGAAATTGAAAAGTTATGGGATGCACTTGAAAATGCTTTGAATGACCAATTTGTTGTTGATTCAACAGAATATGGTGTTTCAAGGTGGGAAAAAATCCTGGGAATTATTCCAAAAGCAACTGAAACATTAGATGCAAGGAAATTCAGAATTTTAACTAGGTTGAATGAACAGCTTCCATATACTATGAGAACATTAAAGCAGCAATTGGAAGCATTATGTGGGAAAGATGGTTATTCAATTAAACTTTATAATGATGCTTATACTATTGAAGTAAAAGTTAATTTGATTGCTAAAAGTAACTTTGATGATGTGGGTGCCTTATTGCAAAGGGTTATTCCTGCAAACATGATTATTGATTTAAAACTAATATACAATCAACACTTAACATTGAAACAGTTTACACATGCCCATTTGCAAACTTATACACATAATCAATTAAGAAGTGAGGTATTAGAATAATGGCTGATAAAACTACTAATTACAATTTAATAAAACCAACACCTGATGAGTTTTATGATATTGAAGTTTTTAACAGCAATGCAGACATTATAGATGCTGAATTAAAAAAGCTTAATGATAATATGGATAATCATATTGATAATGAAATTAATACTGAAGAAGGGGTTCATGGAATAAGGTGGTTTAATGATAAACTTGAATTTTTTGATGGTTCAGATTGGATTGAAATTGAAAC